GAAGTACGGATCTGGTTCTGATGGCCAAGAATCAGGAGATCCTGAAGGATCATTCCCTGCTGCAAATTGTAGAACCGGAGATGCCACAAAAGATGCTATTATAAACGCGTTATATTCCGCGGGCATGAAGACTCCGAATGCTTTCGCCGGAGTGCTGGGTAATATGCAAAAGGAGAGTGGGATAAACTTTGATGTCCATAATGGTCCTAGGCCGGGGAGCGGGTGTAGCAATACTCCGTCTAATGTCCTTGGAAGCGTGGGATATGGACTGGTTCAGTGGTGTGGGAGCAGAGCGGATGATCTAGCGAACAGATACAAATGTGGAAGGAATTGTTCTCTTAACCAGCAATTAGCATTTTTAAAATCTGAGTTAGAAGCAGGATATAAGGGAATGATATCTCAGATGAACTCTGCCAAGTCTGCCGGAGATGCTGCTATTATTTTTCGAAGAGAATTTGAAAGACCAAGCGCAGCAGATAGTCAAGATAGAAGGGACGCGGCTGAGGCTATAGTAAAACAAATTAACTGTGCCCGATGATACCTAAAGTTATCGCTAGTGGGATCATGGCAGCGGTATTGAACTCTGCCAAAAAAGAACTCCTTGAGACCGCCAAGGCTCAAATCATCAAGTCCCAACAAGAGGCTCTGAGGAAAGACCTCCTCGCCAAAGTGGCAACTCAGTATGCCAGAGAGGCTGAGTATAACTTTAGTCAGTACATCAGAGCCCTTGAGGCAGCTGAAGTAGAGGTCAGTTTTGAAGGGAAACCCGGAGAGGCTCTAATCAATAAAGCCGAGTCGGCTGTCAACGAATTAGAAAACTATCTCGATAAGCAAAATCCAGATGGAGCGGTAATCCAATTCCTTAAAAAACGGTATAATGAGGAGGGGATTAGGATCATTACCGGGAGACTATATGCGGGCCACCTTGTCAATAAGAGATCCCAAGGCATCTATGAGGTGGCGAATAAGATGGGATATGCCGCTAATGTAGATAGAAGAAAACCCTGGTTGTCTGGAGAGAAGACAACTCAGGGCATTGAAGAGATGATTACAAATGCTGCTCAAGAGATCTTTGAGTTAACATTTGACGACTTAGATCTAAGCTCCGATGTAGCATTATTAAAATTTACACCTGGGGGCATGGGATTTAAACCACCTCAGAAGATGTCAAACAAACCACCCGCCAAGGCGAAATCGAGTAAGAAGAAAAAGAAAAAGTAATTAATCTCCATAGTATTTAGCACCCTTCTTAAGGTTTTCGGTAGCACTAAGGGCTTGGAGTCTCGCATTGATGGCGTGGTAATCAAACCAACTCTCGGCAAGGGACGTATCTTTGAAGTAGCACTTAGTCCCTCTGCAATACACGTCTATCCTTTCCAAATCCACCCTCTCCTCCCTACACCACTCCTCGACTAAGTTCTTGAAAGGGTAGGAATGGTCGATATGAAATTCTCCAGAGTTGATAAAAGCCCCGCTCATTGGACACCGCAATGGCTTCCGTTTGAGTTGGCGATTGACACTTAGCCTAAACGTTTTAATCTGAGGTTCAATTATTTGCCTCATGGCGGTGAGAGCATCCTTCTTATTCTGTTTGTACTCTGGAATTGGCTTCACCCTGGGGAACAACTCATCAGTGACTTTCCCCTTCCCCAACCAAATCTCCCTCTTTGATCGAGAAGTCACCATAACAACTCCTCTTACCGCCTTGCCCTGGAACTTCTTATTCCTTATTTTATATTTAACTTCCCCCCGGTCTTTAATCACCTTCCACTTAGGTATCAACTCGATAACACTATCTAGGAAGTCCCTATCTCCGTCCTTCACGAAGTAGTTGCATTCTGTTCCGTTGACGACTTCTGTCCATTTCTTTTCGAAGCCTCCTTTCGTGTACTCGTTACCTTGGATGGATATGATGCGTCGCATAAAATAAATTCAATAAGTTGCTCGGAGTATTTCTTGATATCTTCCGCATTTTTTAAATGTGGGTTTTTGCGGACTAGGGTGGAGACTGATCTCTTCTTAACCAGATAGTCCATGAGAAAAGTCTCATCGGCAGGATCGAGATCAGTGATCTTATGGAGAAGGTCGCGATGAGAGAGCATAAAATCCCCCATGGTCATTTCTGACTCATATTCGGGTTCGATGATGTTGCAATATTCGGTAACCGGAGAGAAACTCATAGCGAAAGCTTGGCGAACTGCTCGGACTTTTTTTACAGAGACTTGAATCTTTTCTGCAATCTGCTCATCAGAGATGTCTGGGTCGGTAGTGGTATACTTACGGATCTTGAGATAGAGATCGGAATAAGAGCGGGGAATCTTAACTAATCTGGAGTTGTCTCGCAGATAGTTCAGCATATGAAACTGAAGACACCTATTCACCCAGGTGGAGAAGTTGGCACCTTTACTCTGATCCCAAGAGTCGTAGATCTTTACAATATACTCAAGGGCTGCATCACGCAGCTCTTCATATGGCAGCCCTGTAAACGATGAAATTTTTCTGGCAACCTGAGAAGCCTTCCACATTTGTGATATAATTTGCTCATCGCGCTCAGACTGCCTTCTACGGCGCTGCTTCTTTTCGGGTTCCATACTCATGCTTTCTCTATGGCTCCGATAATAAAATCTTTGAGTTGGGACTTAGCCAAAATCCCGTCTGTATTCAATCCGAGTAGGTTTGCTTCTTCGCCAAACACAGCGAAGTTAGGTGTCCCATCACACTCAATCTGGTCACAAAATGCCCAGTCATCGGTGGTCACATCCCACTCACCAAATCCGATGGCATAATGAGGATACTCCTCTGAGAGTTCATTTGCTGCTTCCGCCCAGACTGGCTTCATTGCGTTACACGCAGCGCATCCAGGTTGGTGAAAGAAAACAACTCTATTTTTAAATTGTTGTTGATCTGACATAGTTAAGTTTTGTAAACTTGCAAGTTAACAGAGTGTATTATACCATACAATATCTTTAGACATTTTTGTTTAAAGGTTCATATAGTTTGGTTTATATGGAAAAGAATACTAAATATAATTATACTTATATAGTTTGGGAGGAAGGGTGGCCAATAATTCCCGGTAGTAGAGTTTATATAGGTTCTCGTGGATGTAATATTTCCATAGAAAAAGACTACAAATACATGGGTTCCTTTAAAGATAAAACGTTTAAACCCAAATATAAGAAAGTATTAAAAACTTTTCAAAATAGATTGGAAGCATATGAGCATGAAGTTTATTTACATGAAAAATTTAATGTTGATAAAAATCCGTATTTCGCAAATAAGTCAAAACAATTAATATCTGGATTTAGTAGGGCGGGGGCTAGAGACTCAGAGGAGACTAAAAGCAAAAAGAAAAAAGCTATAAGAGACTATTATCTTAATAACCCTAGTGCTAGAACAGAGATGGGTGAAATAACAAGAGGAAAAAAGTGGTTTACCAATGGTTTTGACGATGTAAGAAGTTTTTATTGTCCAGATGGATTTAAACCGGGTAGAAGTAAAACTGGTTCTCCGATGAAAGGAAAGAAACATACTGAAAAAACTAAGCAAAAACTTAGAGAGATCGGATTTAATAGGAAACAATCTCAAGAAACAAAGGAAAAAATAAGAATGGCTAATTCAGGGAGAAAACATTCTGTAGAAACTAAAAGAAAAATAAGTGAAGGGAGGCTGGGTAAAAATAATCCTGCTTATGGGAGCAAATGGTTCACCAATGGAGTTGATAATATTCGTGCTTTTGAGTGCCCAATAGGATATAGACATGGTAGAACTATTAAAAAATCATAAGTATCTGGTTGATGAATGGTAAGAACTAGATGAGTTCTTAACTCCTATTTTTCCAATTTCACTACTTGTTCTTCTACTTCCTCCTCTATAAAAGGGGTCATGTACAAGAACTGGTAATTGTCCACGATTTCCCCCATGTACAGTTCCACCGCCCATTAGTTCATCTCTATATACTGTTAAACCATATACCACTGAATCCACCCAATCATCATGTTTAATAAACGGAAACGAAGTCAATTCTGAAAGTCGTTCTTGAAGGTTCGGAAGGTTTTCATAGAGTGATAAGATTCCTGTTTCAACTAAAGGAGCAACGGCATTAGCCCTAAGCACTTTATCCTTATTGGGGACTAATTCTTTAATTGAAATATTAGTCGTTCTACGTAGAGTTTGAATAAGCGGCATCCCGGCTGCTCTTCCCTCAATATATACAGCCCTAATTTTCCATTGTTTAATTAATTGCGGAAGAAGTTTTTCCATTTCTGGAAATTCCATTCTTTCAAGAATATAATGGATTAAATGGAGCTTATTTTCCCGTTTATCAAATCCCCAGATACATATTGCAGTATAATCATTTGTTCTTTCAGCTTTATAAGCCGGATCAATTGTGGCGTAGATATAAGAGTATTTAGTCTTATTCTTCCCATGGTACTCAAACCAGTGCTCCTTGAAGATAGCGCCCTGCTCACCAGCAGGTCGGCCTTGATACAAGGAGTTAAAGTCCTTATCCCCGATGGATTTTTTAATCGCTTCAAGGTTCTCAACTGGAAAAAACTCTGGCCAATGAGACTGTCCTAACTTCCTCCCCAACACATCGTTCTCCTCATCGATGCATAGAGCGGGGACATTAAGTTCTTTCCAGCCGTCAGGGTCAGCCTTGAGCAACCGGCCAATCACATCATCGACATGGAACCTAGTACCCATGGAAATGATTGCATGGTTGGGAAGGCCACGAGTTAGGAACTGTGCCTGTGTCCAGGCAAATGTACTCTCCATAACAGTCAATGAGTTACCATCAGCTAAAAGGTCGTCTAGGATCCCAACGCCTGGCAACTCTTCATCACTAATAACACCAAAACCAAAACCGGTAACGTTACCACCGGCAGATGCAATCTTAATCAGTCCACCATTGCCATTACGGATGGCACTTAGGTTGCACTTATCTTTGTCTATCTCGCATTCAGGGAAGAGCCATTTCCAGCTCTCATGGGAGATATATTCAATCACCGCCCTCGAGTTTTCATTTGTAAGCTGGAGAGCATAAGAACTCATGATGAATTGAGCTGTTGGGCTCCGGCCCATTTGCCAAGATGGGAATACCTTGGAGATAAGTAGTGACTTTCCTGTACGAGGAGGGAGGGAGATTGCGCTTTGCTTATATCCCTTCTCCCCATCCCCAATCTTCTGAAGGAAATGACCAATCACCTCATGGACTTTAAATGGTTGGAACTTGCCAGCAATGGGTACCTCAGAGGTTATAAACCGAGCATATGTTAAAAAGTCTGTCCGGCACTTCAGTCTAAGAAGTTCCTGCTTATCAGGCGGGGAAAGAGAGGCGATGTTTGCCTCCATTTCTTTAACAGTCTGCCTTTCCTTCTTTACTTCTGCCTTGTTCATAGTTAATTTGGTCTAGGATGGATGAGATTTCTTGCTGGGAGGATGGGGATAGGTCCGAGGATGGGAGGTCGAAGTATTTAGTGGGTAAAGAATTTCCTAGTAGAGACGAGGGTTCTGGAGGCTCTGGAGAGTTGATCTTTGATGCCAATGAGTCTTTGAGGACTTTGTCTTTGTCATTCTTAGTCTTACACCCATCGAAGTTGATTGGCACATCTGGGTTGAAGAGACCGAGGACAACGTCTGCCATCTCTAGTAGACCTTCACCAGGGCGGAGTTGTTTCCATTCTTTATGAGCGGGTTTGAGCGCTTTATTGATGGTAGTGGTGGCTTCTTTTTGAGATTTTCTACTAAGTTTAGGAATTTGCTTAATATTTTTCTTTGTAAGCGTGATTGCCGGGGTTGGTATTACACCGATCCTAGGACCATCCTTTGCCCCATCGAGTCTCCTCACATAACGATAGAGATCCAAGATCGCCTCGGCATGTTCTGTCATGTCCTTCATTGCCAAGGGGAAATAGGAGAATGATGATGAGAAGAACTTTCTCATGGTACGATATTGAGCGTCTAGAAGTTTCCGTTCAATAGACTCAACTTTAGAGATATTGTTATCAGCTTGTTTAAGGGCCTTTTCAACCGCTTCTAACGAGTAAACAAGTTCTGAGAAAAACTCAGGAAAGTCAGCATTCTTAGCTCCTTCCATTCTATCAGCAAGATCTCTTAATCTGCTCACTGCTTGGAGGATCTTGGTCAAGTCAAATGGATTCTTAACACACAACTCCGAGCCTATCTCAGTGGGGAGAAAGTCAGTGATAGGGTTATCATTGTTTTTTGTTGGGTCGCCGCTTGGTGAGTAGGAACTATGCCCGCTCTTTAAAACATTCCCACAAGGATCTAGGAGTCTATTCCCATCGGAGTCGACGCCATGTTCCGTCTTACGGCATTTAGGATCACAAGGACAATCTAGCCCTCCTCCACCAAATAACCCACCAAGACCCGGTATTCCACCAAGAATTGATGCCACTGGGTTAATGCCCGTCAGTGCCGAGAAGGCACTCAGTCCTAGTCCTGCAGGACCAAGGAACGATGTAAACTGTCCACCCAAACCGACCAGCTGGAGCGCTGATGTAGCCAACTGAGGTACACCTTGTAACCCACCAAGATTAGGAACGCCAGGCAAATTGGCAAAGTTGGCAGCCATTTGTGCTATCTCACCAAAATCTCCTCCAGATAACTTGTTGATAATATCCCCAGAGAGGATACTATCTAATCCTCCAATCCCACCAGCGGTAGAAATGATCTGGTTGATGGAATCGGGGAGGGATAGGTCCAAGGCTCCCACTGCACTTCCAATGATATTATTGATGGAAAGGGGCTGGCCATTAAGGATATCTTTACCAAGATCCCACACCGGGGAGACGAATTGCGCCACCTCTGGAGGGAGTTGGGATAGGCCGAGCATAGCGGCACTGTCAATAGCCCCGAGTGCTCCACCCGCCATATATGCCGAGTATACACCCGCCACCTGAGATGGCAGACCGTTAAATGCCTGGTTAAGGGAGTTTTTGCCAATGAGCTGGAGGGCTTGGTCTAGAGTGTTGTTTTGGATTCCACGGGCTAAGACATCCCCCGCCCCACCTGCGGTGCGTAGGATGGCTGCCAAATCATCATCGATGACTCCACCACGGTTGATGGCTGAGACAATTTGGGAAGTGATGGCATCAATAGACTGATTGGAGTTGTTGGCAATGGTAATCTTAGCGAGATTACTGAGCATATCCGCCCCGTCAAATTTACCAGGGAGTGCGTTTGCTGCCATCATTGCTGCCTTAAGAGCAGGATCAGATGCAATAGGAGCCACTGCCTTCCCGGCTGCTTCTAAAACCGCCTTTCCCGCCTTGCCCACAAAATCTTGGGAAGATGGCGAGGCATACTGAGTCAATGCTGCTATTGCTTTTTTTGATTCAAGAAAATCTTTCCTTGACATTGGCTTCTCGCCGCCATAGAACTGCACAGGCCTCCGAGTACCGGGATGGACCCACTTCATCTGGCCTTGATAACGGAGGCAAATAGCCAGCTCCGAGTTATCACCAGGGTCGATAACGGCCTCCATCCCGTGGTTCTTCTCAGTGCAAGAAGGGAGAGTAGTACGGAATACTAATGGCGGAGCGGATACAGGCAGCCATGAAAAGTTCCCATTTTCATCCCTCCGGCACATCAGCATCGTCGACCGGAACTTTCTATCCTCGGTAAACTCGCGGATCTCTCCCTCAAGCGCCTGGGAACATTTGGGCATTCCAGATGCCTTAGAGAGATTGGTAGTTGTAGGAGACTCTACAACTCCAGGATCAAACCCCTTCTCCACCATCTTGCCATGGGTAAGGGACTTCCAGGCATAGACAGGATCCCCGCCCTCTTGGGTGTTATTGCGACGGAGGCAGATGACTACATCTTGGTTTATTTCATTCTCGAGTAGGTAAATCCGCCCTGCATTATCCTCGTTGCATCTCATACCGGGGTCAGAGGCAGCATTCCCCGCTTCCATCTGCTCGCCGAGGACTGTGAGTTGGATCGGGGTCCCTACTCCAGTACCCCTGGGATCTTTGTTAAAAATCTGACTGACAAAGGCATCGTTAGTATTCCCACCAGCCTTGGTAATGAGACAGGGGGAGCCTATATATTGTGAACTTAGTTGGCCTTTATGACTACCCTGGACATACATCCAATCCGATGTCATTCCAGAATAAAGGGCTTTCACTCTCCCGAGTCTTTTAGGATCAGATACAGAAATAATTGTTCCTATTTCATTAAAAGGATCCCCAAACGGCCCCCCGAGAGTTTCAGAGTTACGTTCAGTTAGTTCTTTTAAACTTTGGAGCTCGTCAAAAAATCCCATGGGTGATTAACTTTTTAATTCATGAATCCGATATCCGTCGGAGAAAATAGAGGTAGAGAAGGAAGTACTAATGGGATAAGTCCTTCTGGAATATCAAACCATTTTAATAAAGTTCCATAGTATTGCTCTATGGAATAATTTGGTATAAATCTACCTAAATTAGAAATGTCCTTACTCCCCCCTAAAGTATAATCTGGTTCTGGACCATACATCCCTCCATTAACTGCCCCTCCTAATACAAAACTATGACCCGACCAAGCATGATCCGTTCCGTAGGTACCATTTGATCTAAAAGTTCTAGCAAATTCACTCTCCGTAAAAATGGTAACCTTATCACCTAATCCCATTAATATCGTTGCATCTCTCAAGGCTTTAATACAAATATCCAAAGATCTCAAAAGACCATCATGGTGATATCTTAGATTATTATGATTATCCCATCCCCCTACTCCGGAGTAGATCATTTGCCTTCTTTGATTAAATCCGACTCCATCTAAGTTGCCTCTAGAGTAGATAATTTTTGCAATATCTTTTACTCTAAAAAGAAAATAAGAGTTCGGAAGACTTCTAGTATAAGGGGAATTAGGATCCACTGGATTGGGTACTATTACCGTCGTATTAATAATTTCTTGATATGCGTTAGTAAATATAGCTTCTAGTTGAGTCCCAATACCCCCATCATTAGCATCCCATCCGGCACCATTAGTATTTACATCATTCTGGGAGATAACTGAATTTCTAAAAATTTTGGAAAACGCGTTATATATTTTATTTGGGGGGAGAATCGGATATCCTACTGGTGACATTTCCGGTGTATCTTTATGATAAAAATTATCCCTACCAGCGATATACATTAGATTATTTGCCCCCCTATTACTACCAGAGGAGATGGTAAGCGCCGGATACATGACGCTAACTTTTGGAGAATAAGCAAAAGTCTGAGGATTAGCCCCACTTACTGAAAGTACTCCTGAGCCAATTCTAGAATCAGAATTGAAAAAGCCATCTATAAGATTTGATGTTCTACCAAACCATCCAGTTACTTTTGCCTCCCTAAATGGAAGAGCGGTTTGCCAAGTTAACTGTTGAATATTATGGGCGAAAAGACGATCTGGTCTATATAACCCGTTAGTATTATCTACATATTGCTGTTTAGTGGTTGGTCTATTTAAAACCCCCACATCTCTGATTATGGCAAGATTTCCATTTTGCCATTCATTATAAAATCCGGGCAGTTGGGGATGGAGCCCCCATGGCGGAGTAGTAGAGAGTAAAGAGTTCTCTAGTTCTTCATTTTCTATTCTTACTCCAGATGCCCGGGCTAGGTCATAAAGAGATCTATTTGGGTTGGTAGAACCATAAGGAACCACCATGTTATGTGAGTCCGCAGCCCCTAATAAAAAGATACAAACTAGACATTTGTAATCATCTGGGCTCTCTAAAGAGGCTTGAGATAATAACGTTCTGGTATTATCTGAGATATAATCACTTGGTAGTTGATTTGACATGTTATTGTACCCAAAATTCTGGAGATCTGATAATTAATTGGAGTGCCAAGCAAACTCTGTTATCTAAGTCATCTTGAGATGAACTTGGCATACTCTCCATGATATTTTTTAGTATTTCTATTTTTTGGTTACTTAAAGTTCCTCTACATAGAATAAGATTAAGTATATTTATAACATTATCCAGATCCTCTAAGTTTCCTATAATAGACTGGAATGAGGGGGTATAGACTCTACCAGTTTCCGATGGCCCTGCCCTCCAATCTATGGGGTCCCCGCTATTAATCATGTCTTCAAGGGCTCTTATAGCATTCATTAATATATTCGCTGGTAAAGATCCTATCTCAGGTAATAAAATCCCCCAGTCTAAAGCTGGAGTGATGCTATAGTCAAGTCCATAATAACTAAATACCGAAGGGCTGCTATATGGCCAAGATCCTAATCTTGCAGATTCATTATCAGCTAAGTATCCTTCAGCGGGATTTTGTAAAACTCCATCTATGTAAATTTTTGCACTATCATCATCTCCAGTGTATCTACTTGATCCTCCCAATGCTCTTGTGTATTTACAAAAAGCTTCAAATCCGTCAATAACTCTACCTTTAGTTTCTGATGAATTAACGTCTAAATTAGCCTCTGGATCAGTAAATATTGCTATCCATACGGCGCTCATATCCCCAGTAACTCCCTTTCCATTGTTCCTAAATACTGAAGTAACTCTAGAAACATAACCCTTTGAAGGATTGGATGTGACCGCTAATTTAATTAAATTTTTGCAGATATTCGGAGCACAATTTGGATGATTAGTCAGTCCTTCAACCATTAAACGTATATTTGTTTCAGGGTCAGTTCCTTCTGGAATTACTATACCTACGTTGGGAAATCTTTTTTCTCCGTCTTCGTACCAAGGAAGAAAATGCTTTAGCCTTGGTATTACACCTAATGGATAAATTCTTTTTTCCTCTACTTCCCCGCTTCCTGAGCTATAATCACCATCTTTATTAGCAATAAACTCTAATCCGGTCGTGTTACCACTAGAACCAAATTTGGTAAAGTCCGTATTTCCAGTCGAATATATACGATAAGTTTTTCCTTTTTTAATACGGATAGCCGGTTTAGCTATTCCATATACTATCTGATTATCAGTAAGGAAAGAAGTTCTTGATATTCCTTCGAGTCCGACCCCTCCACCTCTCATTGTGGCATCATAAGATATATTATAGTATTCAGCATCGGGCCTATCCCATCTCGTGAGCCCCGTGAATACTTTTGAAGCTTCTAAGATGTCATATTGGTCATAAGTCTCTATTTTATCTCCATTATTATCTAATTTATAAGTTCCATCATCATTCAATTCATATAGCCCTATACTAAATAATTGCATAATTTCACGGCCAAAGTTCTCATCGGGTTGCCTTCCTGTTTCATCGGATCTCTGATTTCTTAAATGTGTTAACATTAGCGCCATGCTAAAACTATATGCCACTTCTTCTAAAAGGTCTGCATAATTACCAAATGCATGTCTTGCTAAAACCCCGTGCCAATTCACAATTGCATAAGTATCCGCCTCGTTGCCTGGGAAACCACCTCCAGGGGCTGAAACTGGAATTAATTTATTAAGTATCCATACAATCTTACATAGTAATGATTTTCTAGAATCTTTCCTAGAATTACTATTTGGATCTAATGATCCGATATCTCCGACTGGGGGATCATTTCTTATAAATGCTGATAAGAGAGAGGCTCTTGTATTAAAATTACCGGGATAAGTGACATTAAGAGTTGAAAACTCATAGTCATCCGGCATTTTAAAATGGAGTGCAACTTTACCAAACCAACCGGTTTTTAACTCGAGTGAATCCCCAGTTGCATTCCATTCACTATACGTTGAACCATCATACGATCCGTATATCTGGTCAAGCATCCACTTTCTTTTGCTTCCGATCTCAACCAAATTTCTTATTTCGTGTATAGAGGGACCGAGTGTAGTATTACTTAAAAAAATAGCAGCTTCTTTTTCTGTTTTAATACCGTCCGTATTTATAGATAATGGATCGTTGTAACTGGAACTTCCTCCAGAGAGAGATATCACCGAATCATTTATTAACCAAGTACTACCATTATTTGTAACCAGTATATGCCCTTTATTACCATCAGTAATACCTGGGGGAGTCCCTGGAATCCAAGAATTACCGTTCCAATTTAATACCTGCCCTGGTTGGGGGATTGAGGTAGAGGTATCTACATCTGATAATAAATTTATTGGAGTATTAGAAAAAACATAATTTTTTATTTTATCTGCGGTAAAGTTTTTTGTAGTCCCTGCGTTTAAACCCACCGAGCCTTTATCTACAACAAGTAATAGATCATTATCTTTTAAAACTTCTAATGAGTTTAATTCAGATATTTTAATTGGATAAGAATTTTCCATAAAACATAGATACTTTTAAAATGTTTTCTTATTTATACTTTCATCTATTTCATTCATAGACTATCGGATTGCCTTCTTCGGTTACAAGATAGCCACTACTATTTTCAAGAGCGAGATAATTTATATCGGTTACGGCCACTTGTACTATTTTTGGTTCAAAAAATCCGTCACCAACCATCCATAAATCAGCGGATAAATACGCGTATTGAACTCTTTTATTTAAATTATCTGGTAGCCAATTATCTGTAATATACTTTACTCTGTTCCAAGATTTTCCGTTTCTATTATAGTAAAAAGGAACTCTAAAGAAAACATTTTTAGAATCTTCAGGCGTAGTTACTTTACTAATATCAGCTATTAGTTGATTTGGATAATTTCTAATTTTTAAATCTTGAACTTCACCAATTTGAAGTAGATCTGTTTTATATGGCACGAGAATAGGGGAATTTATTTCCACATCTCTTAATCCACTTCTTGGCCTTAAGACATTATTTTTAGAGTTTACTATCTCTAACTCTAGGGGGGTATGAGATTTTAAATTAAATACTGAAGAAAGAAACATACTAGAGAGTAAACTTCCTTTGGACTCAATAAGTCCATTCCAGTTTTTCTTATCAACTTTTGGAGTATCTGTTTCTGAAAGATTTACTACATCTTCGGTGGGATGGGAGACATATTTAAATACTTTATTAGAAATAATAGCTTTATTTTTCTTTTCTGTATCAATAAAATTGATTCTAATATCCTCTATTTCATCATATTTTATTTTTGTTGTATTACCAACATCACCTCCCCACTGAAGTACTGTCTGCCAATCATCCACGGAATCCCACTTGTTTGAATCTAATTCTTCTACCCATACTCGAGAAGACTCAAATGGAAACTTTGATAACACTTCGCCTTTTGGAGTTAAAACTTTACCAACCCCAGGGACGTCAGTTTTTAATTCCCTATCATACCATCCAAAGGAATTTTTTATAAGAGTTATCTTGATTCTTCTATCCCACCTTGTATCCCATAAAGGACCTGTAAGTCCTACATGCTGGGCTAACCAATCCAGAGTTAATGGTGAGCAGGTTTCTGGGTCTAGATAGTCTCTATAAAAAGATCCAATCTGATCCTTTTTCTTAGAAAGAAAATCATCCGCTCCACTCGTCACCCATTGAGCAGGAGATTCTATCTCAGAGAATAGCGGATCAGTACGATATGCCTCTGAGATACCAGGTAGGCGGGAGTATACCGGGCGCGAGATAGATGTCTTTTGGTAGTCAAGTACCCCTCTCTTGAGGGAACTTTCAGTTACCTGAATAATCTTTCCGAAAAGATCTTTTACTCTATCATAGATGGTAGAAATAAAACTAAAGTTAGTATGTATTCTCGCTTCTCTATATAACCACTCATCTTCAATAATGGCGGAGCACTGTTCAAACCACTTCTGGGGGAGAGTGGAGAACAGAGATAAAGCCTGATTCTTAACCTCCTCCCTCACTCCGTCTTCATATAGGATATTGTTAAGGCCTCCTTCAGGTTTCTTAGGATATACAAAGATGATGAATGACGAGATAAATCTATCTTTTCTATTTTCCAGGCCAATAAGACTTAGCTTTGGGGGATTGTTAACGGATGTTAGTCTCTCATCAATGACTCTTATGGCAGTATCAATAAAATCCTCAGAGAAATAATACTTTGGTGGAAGATAAATCTTTGTATACTTAGAGGCAAGGGATGTGATGCTTAGTGTAACTGCTTCGGAGTTATTAAACCCTACTGCCTTCCCACGTAAGACTGTGTGGAGGGAGATCTCCTCTGTACCATTTTTATAATAGATGAGTGGTAGGCCGGAGTCATAGGTATTCATCGACTCATACTTCCATTTCTTATTTCTTACATGAGATAACTTACCGATCAGACACTTTCCAGGGTTACAAAGATCATCCGTCCCTTCTCCATCCTTGCAGGTAAGTCCTTCTCTGGAACAACTTTCCATCCCACCATGCTCTGTCCCACCAAGCGGATGGCCATGGGCGTAAATTGGAAATCCACCTAGAGAAGGATCTTCAGAAACTACCTCGGAATCTGAGTAGGTATGCCCGATATTTTTGTATATAAAGCCGTTGAGATCAAGGTTGCCCTTCTGAATCTGAATTACCTCATTGCGAGGAGAGTTGATATCTTTTGACTCAAAAGTAATCCTACCTAGTTTATGGGCAAAAATTTTTTGCTTCTTAGTCCTATCAAACTCCAGGATAATATGACCTGAAGAAAGAGAGGGGTTTCTTCTTTTGGACTTTATACTATCCCAGGTTGTAAGGTTCATAGTGTATATAGATCGTTATATGTATAGGTTAGCGGGCTAAAATCATTTATAGATGTAAAAGTAATTTGAGCATTAAATAATTTATATGAAACGATCCCCGAAGGAGCGGAGAACACCTGATTATCCGCATTAATTACATCCAAGTAGTTATATAGACATTTACCCAAGGCCTCAGATTCTTCACCACTAAACCCCGCACAAAGACCCTCTACATTACCTGAATCCCTGATCATGAGTTTCATATCAAAAGTATTAACTGTTTTTATAAAAGAAAACTCGTATAACTTTTTTAATACGTCTTGGTAGGATAGATCCGATCCCAGTGACAGATTTAATGGGTTGATGTATTCCTGTAATGTCTGAAGGACCTCATTTGATCTTAGATTGGTATTACCACTAATCTCCGCCGGATCATAATACACCTCAAGGACAAGGTCTATTGGAACAATCTCTGGAGGAAGTATAGAAACATTTGTGCCCAAGGTCACTCTATTTTTTATTGATTCGATAACATACTGCAGAGTGGTTTCCGAAAGAGAATTACCATTTTCATCACCCATGCAAATAACAATGTTCCCAGACAATGCCGAGGAGAGTTGATATCTTTCTTCGTAAGTTAATACCTTGACCAGTGAGGTTTCTGGGGCGAGGGTAATGACTTCGTTTTCAAAATCTAAAGCAGTAGTCAAATTTCTTCTACTTAAGACCTCAAATGCTCTCTGTTTCATTGAGTTTACAGACTCAAGATCCTTTCCACCCGCCGCCGCTTCGTTATTTCTTAAAAACTCAAGACCGACAAATGCTCTCTCGATTTTATTAATTTCTCCTTCTCCGACGTTATATACCGAACCCCACTTACTAGAGCGGCAGATCACTGTCTTAGAATCCTCTGTTTCAAATATCCTGACCTCCTCAAGCAGTTCATACTCGAGTCCATTATTAGCAAATACCTTAGTCCTTTGGGGGATGATAACCACGCGGTTGTAGCTAGGTACTTTGTAAAATGTGACATCTACTAATGCCTTAGCACCGATCCTTCTCTGAATGCCAAGTTGTCTCAGCCATTGAAGGCTAAATGCCTCGGGGAGATTATTTAGGTAATAGAGAAGTTCTGCCTGAGCAAATGCCTGGCCTTCACTAATTGCAGCCAATGGCGAAGCCGGAGTAAAATCATTCAACTCCCCTCCCGATTCCAGATTCATCCGAGTCTGAATAGCACGAACTAATGCCGCGGTATTACGGCTATCTAATTGGAGGGGGAGTATAGGTCCGTAGATGTTTGACATTAGAATGTATTGGAGAAGTTACGGGAAGACATGGGAACTCCATCTTCCTTATCTGCATTGAGGATTTTAGGCAGGGAACTGGTATCGAAGTAATCACCATTGGACATTGTTGCTGGGTCAAATGTTAAGAGATTATTAACTCTTGGGCCAATGAGACTAATTTCATAAATACGCCGTTCTCCTTGATCAAGACCAGGAATATCCCCAAGTTGCCCAAGGACTGATGCAGCATTCCAAATATCAGAATCACTAAGCACTGAAGCAATGCCAGTAGAAATGTCCCTAATAGACTCAGCTCCGGTGGGATTGAATACAGACTCCATAGAGATACCGGATGGATAACCAACATACCCATCCAAGATGGAGTCTTTGAATGAAGTTGGGACCGAGAACGGCCCATCGAAGTCTGGGTACGCAACCTCGGAGTAATATTGTTGAGGAGTTAGATACCCGGTAACGAATGAAATACCTCTAAAGTCTTTATCTAACTCTATGTTTTGATTCAGAGCGATTGTGGTATTTGCAGGAGGGGTGTCTAGTTTTATATGTGGATTATTACCAGCGATTGAGGCGATGAGTTTTATATCTTCTCCGAGGAAGGGATTGGATTGGATATTAGAAATCACCCTAGAGGTTAATTGCTCAATCTTTTGATAACCAGGAAATAAATATCCCAAAGTTGTAAATAAATAATCCTCTAATTTATTCCCATATTTAGTGGATGAATTCATCTCGCTGAATAAATCCTTGAGAAGATAAGATTTAGTTTTTTCTTGCCAATCCGCTCCCAATACCTCATCGATGTAATCGGCAAAATCTTCGTCACCACCATATTCCTCAATAAGAGAACTGATGATAACTTGAAAAAAATACTCCTCCGACCCTAAAAAACTACTAAAGATATCGGAAGGAAGTTGGGAATCAAATATCCTAGTCGGAGAGAAATTAATAATTTGATTTTGAACCTCTCTAAAGGCATCTACACTGCCATACGCAACCGAGGCTAACCCCCCTAGAGTGCTAAAATCATCAGTGATAAATCCTGTCTTCAAGGGAAAACTCTATTGCTCTATATTAAATTTAAACCCAGATAAGTGGTTTAAAGTTTATCAGACAAATTACTATTGTTGATGGCTGAAGCAACATTCCAACAACTTACCACTCTTTTGCCGGGAGAGGAGCCATTCATTGGCGACCTTGAAGAAGGTGAACTTTGTGTTAATGTTGCTGATGGAAGAATGTGGGCTGGTGACTCTATTAGTACTCCGGTTGAACTTGGAGGGGCGGTTAAAAACAAGCCGATAGGTTCACTTTTAACATCTAACTATTTGGATGTAGACGTGACATCAGCGGATAATCTCCCTATAGCTAATACAAATCCTCTAGATATTCCTCCTGGATATTATAGAGAACAAAGAATTCTGCTTAGATTTGTTCAAACTCCCACCTCAGATTTTTCCGCTTATTTTGACTATCCAGTTAACTGGGGGATTGATGATAACTGGAAAACTTATCCCCTAGGACTGACTTGGGGAGGAGACGGGGAAATTACTGACCCGTCTGCTACAAATCCTGTAGATTTTTATAAAGCCAAGGGAAGAATAATCTTGGTAGAACTAAGTTCTTTCGGTCCAAGTGAGTATTGGATGGGAAGAATACTCTGGGTTAACTCTAATTCTTAATATTTTTTCACCCTGACCATGTTAGATAAAATCCAGTTCCAGAATGGAACGATTGTAACTAAAGATTATCTCAACGAGACTCAGAAAGGCACCAGTTTTTCTGCGGATACATCTCGCAAAGACTTTTACAGCGAGCCCTCTGAACCTGAGCATTTAGGGTGGAAAATTGGTCAAAGAGACTCTTTGAAAGATTGGGAACTTGCCGATCCTAGAGAGGATAATGAAACTGCAGTCGGTCGCCTTGCGCATGATGGTATTGTTTTAAATTCCTATGATCCTATTACCGGAGATAAGATATGGGGCCCGCCCAGAATTGTTGAGACATCAGAGGGCAGCGGCGTATATGGCGTATGGGTAGAGGCAGGAAGTATCGTTCTTTCTGATGGTCTCCCTGTATCTTGGGGGGTACAGTTTGTCCAATTGGTTAGTGGATTAACTACAAACTTCCTATACATTTCAGAAGAAGGAGTTAGAAAAAATATTGAAGATGGAGAGGCTGTAAAGATTTCTATTGGTTCCGCCCTTCCTTCAGTATCTCAACCTCACATCCCTCTTGCTAAACTAACCCTTAATGCCGACGGAACTTCTCTTGCCACGAATGAAGATGGGGATTATGTCGGAGCGGGATATGTAGATCTCCGTCCTTCTCTTTATATTGGAAACTTAAATACTTATCCAAAGATCCTTAGAAATACAGAAATCAAGGGTGATTCTTATATTGCGAAGAGTTGGGAAAGAGTTATTGCTGACACTTCTAATGGTTCGTTAATCATCTCTCTACCTTCTTCCCCTACTGATTCCGATCGTATTGCAGTAGTTGATATCTCTGGTACATTTGATAGATATCCTATTGTAATCCGTCCAGGTACTGACACAAAGATTAATGGTTCAGTTGATGACTGGATTGTTAATATTAGAGATTCTCATTTAGAACTTTTCTATCATGAGGCAACTTCTGAGTGGAAGTTTGAAGAAACACCCGGCGGTGATTGCAACCCCGTCCTTGGAACCTTCCTAAGTTGTGGCGGTAAGGAGTTTATTGGACAAAGACTTGCCACCGAGTGCCCTGATGGTCAAGTAGTTCCTGTAACCTTCCCCAACCCTCCCGACGGAATATATCGATACGAAGTATCAACTCGAAAGTGCTATAAAGAGTACTATGAAAAAGTAGCCATTTACGCTAATGGCGAAGGTGGACTAATTCCAATTAACAATGCTCCTAGATGCTTAAAAGATACTTCTGGGGTTGCTTCTACGGCCGCGGTAGTTAAGAATATTATTTATGTAGATCCCGCTGTAGGAGATGATTCACTATCCAATAATGGATTTGACGATAAGCGTCCATTTAGAACTATTGAAAGAGCGCTCATCGAAGCCGTAAGAGAGAGTCGCAGAGCGGGTCAGTATAATGATCGTTACGACCGTGTGATGATCGAGTTGGCCCCTGGAGATTACTATGTTGATAACTCTCCTGGTACAAGTAGTGTTTCGGCTCTGTCTTCTGCGAGTAATTATATCCAGAGAGTAGATACAGGATTTGAAGTTCTACAGTCCTCAAAAGAGGATAGAGCAATAAAGATCGAGATTGATTCTTTAGACTCTACTAGTTCACAGCCCCCCACTTCCATCAATCTAGGAAGGATTCTTTATTCCGAAAGTGGCGGCGTAGGAAATATTGTAAAGATAGAAAAGAAAGATTTTAACTCTTCTATTTGGAGCATAACACTCGAGTATGTTAACGGAACATTTCTTGTTAATGATAAGATCTATTTTGACAATCTTTCAGTCATCAACCCCTCAAGTGGTGGTCTAATCGTACCTAGAGGTATTTCGATTGATGGCGTTGACTTGCGTAAAGTCCGTATTCGGCCAATGTACGTACCCGAGTTAACCCCAACCACCAGCGAGCCACAAAGAAAGAAAACTGCTATCTTTAAAGTAACTGGTGGTACCTATATCTCCCTACTTACATTTACTGATAACCCTCAATATGCCCGTACTCACAATACTGTAGTTTCGGTAACATTTGCCTCTGAAGCTGAGATCAGAGGAGCCGGGGATGAAGTCTCATATTATAAGAAGCTTAACTCACTGTTCAATACATTTGACGGATGGGGCAGTCAAGGCTTAGAAGCAATTAATGCTGAAACTACCATCGTTGCTCCTATTCCTAAGAGTAAGAATCTTAGACAAACTGACGAGGAAGAGAACCAGACAGGTCTACCTTTCTCTGACTCAAGACCAGATGCCCCTACTGCTTATCCAGGTCCTACAAAGTTATATAGAGATGGCTCTTCTTCCTCTAAAGCTTTTGATCTGCCTGATATTAACTCGACCAGATCTTCCTCACCCTATGTATTCAACTGTTCTGTAAGATCAATTTTCGGTCTTAGCGGAATGTGGGCTGATGGCGCATTGGTCTCTGGTTTCAAGTCAATGGTTACTGCGAACTTTACTCAAGTTTCGCTACAAACTGATCCCAACTGCTTCAATGAAGAAGGTTATTACCTCGATCCTCCGACTAACAAACAAACGGGTGGTGGTAAAACCTACAGAGTAAGTCCTAACGATCGCTTTAAGTATCGTCATTGGGGTTTTAGAGGAAGTAATGACGCTACCATTCAAATTGTATCTTGTTTCGTCATCGGTAACGCAGATCACTTTATCGCTGATGAGGGTGCTGATCTTTCAATCACAAACTCATGTTCTGATTTCGGTGATATCTCATTAAGAGGTATCGGATATAAGAATAGATCTTTTAGCCAAGATGAAGGAATTCCAGGCGTAGGTGATTACAGAGGAACTAGACTTCTTGAGATTATTCCTCCTCTGCCACTTAAGTATGCTTGTAAGAAGGGAGAAGAAACTGATCCAGAAGGAAATAATTGCTTCGCCAATAGATCTGCCACGATAGTTGATACTGAGATCAATACTGGATTAATCATCAACTATGCCCGGACTAAGAAATGGATCGAAAATAACGCTGTTGGATTCTCCGCTCCTTCAGAGATTAGAATCTACTTTGATAATAGTGATGTAAACACATTTGATTTTCTAAATCCTCCAAGCGCTGATAACGCGGCCTTCGGTCAGTTTTCTTATACAAAAGAAAAACCTGATGGTACTTTTGTACATGCTGGTGGAAGTACTTACGTAAATAGAAGAAGAATTTATGTATCTGGATTTGATGAAGAAGGAAACTCGATTCTATATACCGGAGAAATAAAACTTCCTACTTCAAAGTCCGCGGGTTTTACTCAATTAGACTCGAGATCGAAAGTATTCTTCTGGGATGAAACCGAATCATCTTGGTATTTTGCTATTGATACCTCACAGGTTGTAGAAGAAACTAACGACGATGACGGAGATGGTTTCTTACTTAAGAAGTTTGATTTTGCGTTTAAATATGTAATTGCTCCAGGAACAGCTCCGAATTCAGCGATAGCTGAAATCCCATTTATTTTTGATAGATCATCTATTAAAATCATCAGAGGGGTCGATTCAAGAACTAATGACGAGAGGGTTTATAGAACGATTCTATCTGGATTTAATAGAAACCTAGGCATTAGAAGACCGCAGCCCTACTATGTACTTGAAAAGCAAGTAACTTCTAAGGGTTACCCCTTAAACCAAGGCGATCTAATCGAAGATCCATTAACCATCACTCAGGTTATTCCGTACAATGATGTATTCCGTCCTGGTGTACCGAGAGAAAATCTAGTTCTGGATATTGATAAGTATGTAACTTATATCACCACCGGAAGTACTGCGAGAGACGTATTTGCCGGAGGAGTATTCCCAACTATCGACCTTGATGAACCAGAATTAACTGAAGATCCTGGCGATTCTATTACTAGAATCGCTCTAGAAAAACTAAAAGCTAGAGCCGGGGTTGAGTTTGATAAGAATCGGGCGATTGCTCCGAGCACAGAAAGAATCTTAGTCAAAGAATCGCTTTCCACTTCAGATGAAGGTATTCTCATTGGTCTCCGTCGTCCTTCAGTAATCCGTGCCTCAGGTCATACTTGGGAATGGACCGGATATCTTAACTATGATACTGCCTTCCCAACCTTCCAAGGTGATCCTCTTGAGCAAGACTTTGCTCTTGGTAAGATCATTGTTGAGGAAAATGGTGGTAGAGTTTATGCTACTGGCATGAATGAAGAAGGTAGTTACTATATCGGTACTACAGTCTTCGACCTCCGCTCCGGTGAGCAATACGCCATTCCTCTAAAGGCGGATAATGAACCTGGAAATATCACTAACCAGGTACTTAATAACGTCATCATTAAGAACACTGTCTTGATGAATGATAAGAGTAAGATTATTTTCCAAGGCGCTGGTGAGATTCTTCTATCCAAGAGTACCTCGATTAACTCCACTACTGGATTTATTGATTCTTCTCACGCGGCATATGCATCTGATAATAAGGCTGGCCTAGTTCAACTAGCCAAACCTGAAGAGATTGCCGGGGCTAGAAACCTCAAAGGATTAACCGGGGTTTCAGATAAAGTAGTTGTTTCTGCTCTCCAACTTGCCCAAGAACTCGACACCAGACTATCTGGATTTGTTGAAGGAGGAACCGGAGTTACTGTTAAAGTTGTTACTAATGCGGGTGATGATCCAGACAACCCTGATGATGACTTCAATCAGTATACGATTTCAATCGGACAGGATGTAGCAAAAACCGCGGATGTCGAGTTTAATAGTGTAACTGCAACAGCTGATATCTGTGCTTTCTCAGATATTAGGTTAAAGCAGAATGTTATCTCTATCAATAACTCGCTCGAGAAGATTGAAGGCCTTCGTGGAGTTTCTTATGAACTCAAAGCGGATCCGGGTATCCCCCATCTTGGCCTAATCGCTCAAGAGGTACAGAGTATTGTCCCAGAAGTTGTCTCTCACGACAAGACTTCAGACATGTATAAGGTATCCTATCAATCACTTATCCCTGTCCTCATCGAAGCGATTAAGGAGCTATCTGATAGAGTTAAAAAGTTAGAGGGTAACTGATCTATGAGTGCCATAAGATTTACTGGAAGTGGAAACTTTAAAATAGAGGCCGGAGTTAATTATGTTAAAGCCAGTATTACTATTACTTGGGATGATAATGCGTCTGATTCTGGTATCGCCCTAAAGACACTTTCTTTCGAAGCGGATGGGAGATCGATATTTTTTTCCAGGCCAGATTCTAGAGAATCTGGATCGGAAACGATCAAGTTTAATCTTTCAGGTGCCCAAGACTCAGTAGTTGAACATGCTGTAAGTTATACGGCAAAAGATACTTCCTTAGAGCTAAAAAAAGAAAGTGATAGAAAGATCGTTTTTTATGACGGAGATGGGATTGGTGTCGATGTCAATGCTAAGATAACTCTTAATACTCTTAAAGTCGTAAGATTTGATGGAGCTGTTGGAGGCACAGATCCAGTCACCGGCGGCGAAGTTACAGTAACCGGTCCTACCTCCTGTCCTCCAGGCCCTTGGTCTGAACCTGTTCCACCCTCATGTGGTTCTCCACCGACTGGAACATCTGCAACAGGTGGTCTACAAATCACAAAAACTGGAGACAATGAAATAACTCTTAATCTTAAGAACTATGCTAATAAATTAGTTACTCTTAAGATAACTCATCAGGTCAATGCTGACTGGACGCAGGGATTTAGCTTTAATATACCTACATGTTCTGATTTAGATCCTAATACTTCGGGAGAACCGTATTCTAAAGGTCAGTATACTAATAATAGTATTTCTGGTACTAATATTTTCTATGCTTATAATGTTGATGGGGGAGATTATAATTACGTATTTAGTCATAGTTCAGTCCCAGGTCCTGCTCCTTGGAGGCAGTTATATGAATTAGTCTGCGTTGAAAGTACTGATAGTGATGGTAACAAAACAGAATCTTGTTCTTGTGTACCTTCCAGCATTGAAGAATTTTCTCCTTGGCCATATTGCGCAACCGGAGTAGCAATTTCAAAAAATGGTGGCAACAAGGTCCAATGGCAATATGAAGATGGAGGCGGTGGTAATTATGATGATCAATATGTTACTGTTGAAGTAGTAAGTGTAAGAGAAGCGGTATCTAGTTCTGGACCTATATGTATGTCTACAGTTGAATCAAGAGCTTGGGTTACTGATTCTAATGATACAACTGCTGATGGTTATTGCATTGATGATTATAGGAGCCATTCGAGTAAGATTAGATTTAGAATTCCGTCGTTACAAACGTCAAAAACTTCATTTACCGATCCAGTATGTCTGTCAGACTTCAGAGGAATAGCGGGTGCAAGTTCTCCTAGCGAAAGTTTAGGCACTTTAGGCTCGGATTATAAAGTACTACATATTTTTGATAGCGATTTCTTTAAAACAACTTCATTAACATTTGATAATAGAATAACTGTTACAGAAAAAAATCCGACAGATACTACACAAACGAGTTTAGATACCACATCCAGAAAATATTATGAAGTACAGTTCAATGATAGTACTGTAGTTGCCTCTGATGTATCTAATATCTCTGTTACTTCTGATCAAGATTTAACTGCGGATGGTATTAGAACAGAATTAACAGTATCCAAAACCGAACAATTAAGTTCAAATAAGCTAGCAGTATGGTTTACGATAGATGATACCGCATCTAACACGGCTACTGATGATATAACCCACGTATTCGATGACGATGCTAATACCACTACCGCCGCCTCAAGTACCCTTTCAACTCCCGATGTTACTATAATTCCACAATCAGAAGATGATGAAGGTAATGCTACAACCGGATACGAAACCTTAAATGCTGACAATAAAAAACATTATAAGATTACCTTTAAAGATTCCACGGTTGTAAGTGCTGATGGTTCAAATATAAATATTATTATAAACTCAAATACAACTGCATCTGGACTATCAAGGCCAATAAAAATAGTCAAAAAAGAAAAAATAGATAATAGTAATTTAAAAGTTTGGTTTACAGCCTATGACTCTACTGCTGATGCTGGACTCGAAACTGATAATACTTTTGTAAGAAATTGGTCTGTCTCACGTTTGAGAGAGGTAGATATATCTGGTAATGTATATGCCAGAAGTTGGACTTTGAATGTAAGTTAATGATTACATCTATATCATCTTCCGGGCGGAAGGCTCGACCACCCAAGTGGTGGGGGAAGTTAGTGGAGAAGGTTCCTAAACTCTACCTCCCATGGCTTAGGCCTAAGGTTTGGACGCCGGAGTTGGCTCAGAAATGGGTGGCGACCATCCCTTCCAAATGTCCTTTTGAGAGACAGTGGTGGGTAGGGGATAGGCTGGTACTTTTCATCCCTGCCCTCTGCTCCCTCAATCCCCTCTCCACCCAACTCTACTCCCTCCGCCTCGAGGCTCAGACTTATCTGGCCTATCTCGAGTCGGACAAAAAGTAGTTTAAAGAAATGTATCAAGGCTCTAGACCTGAAATCTAGATCCGTGATATAATATCCAAGTGAGCAAAGAGAGATCTTTCCTCCAAGAGACCATTACACTAAGAGAACTAACTAACATGGCAACTTTTAACATCACGACCATTGACCTGAGCACCAATGCACCCCAACTTGCCCCGCTCTCTGGCCGTGAATACACCTCGGAATATACCCAACTCCCCAACGCCAACCTCCCCAAGGTGATGCGTAAGGAACTGGACACCGTCTTCCAGTTTCTGACTGGCCAAGAGCTCCCTCTCGATGAGAACACCTTCCTCATCAAATCCCGTGATGGTGTATATTTCCGTCTCTTCGGCCCGGTCCTCAAGGTCGGTGCTGATGGCGTCGAGGGTACTGAGACCGGTAAACTCTACATCCAATGGGGTCCTCGCTTCATCCCCGTTGGTATTGCGAAGGGTGGTTTCATGACTGCCGATGGTCGTGAGATGGAGGCCGAGTTCGGCTCCTTCAACTTCTCTGGTCGTGGTGAAGACCCCTGCCTCTTCGTCTCTGTTGATACCGAAGACGGTCAGACTGTCCTTCCCGTCGCTGTCCGCTTTACCGATTGGGAAAACCCCACCGAGCCCAAAGCTCTTAACGCCCTGCTCAAGAAAAAACCCGAAGATGTGGTCGCTCTTCTGCAACCCGTGACCGCTAAGGGTGCTTCTTCCGGCCCTCGCATTGAAGCCGATGAAGAAGTTGACTTCCGTGAGTTGGATGTAAATACCCCTTATTCGGTTGTTGGTTACTACCCCTGTAAGACCTCCTATGGCCTGACCTACCGCATCCTCATTGACAACCTTCCTGAGGAAGGCAAGGTTTCCGGTGCATGGGCACATAGCTCCATCCGCCCTCTCCTGGCTACCAAGCCCGAGATCAACCGCGAGAAGCCCGCTACCCTCACCCTGCGGAGCAAAGAAGAGCTTGAAAATGGCCGTATTCGAATTCGTTCAACTCTGTTGCTTTCCGCACAAGAAGCGGATGAAGAAGGACTTTCTTTGGATTTTTGAGTCTAATTTAATCAGAGTATAGTTTAGAGCTCCTATATAGGAGCTTTTTTATGCGAAATTATAAACATAAATATCATTATGTGTACTACTCATATGAGTTATGGGGAAGAGGTTATATAGGAGCCAGAAGCACTAATACTCATCCAGATTTAGACACCACTTATTTAGGTAGTTTTTCCGATAAAAAATTTAAACCCTCCGAAAAAATTATTATTCAAACTTTCTCTTCAAGAGAAGAGGCTATAGATGCAGAAATAAATTTACATAATTTTTATCAAGTAGATATTAATCCTCACTTTGCAAATAAAAGAAAACAAACTTCTAAAAAATTTGATTACGGAGAAAAAAGAAATCCTATGGAGGGTAAATCTCATAGTCTTGAAACTAAGATTTTAATAAGTAAAAAAATGAAACAAAAAATGAAAGAAAAAGAACATAAAGAAAAGCTGAGTAAGATACAACAGAAATTAGTATGGTGGAATAATGGCCTTATTCAAACAAGAAGTCAGTTCTCCCCCGGTCCAGAATTTGTCAGAGGACAGTTACCATCTTCTTCAGAAAATAAAAAAGGAGAGAAAAATAATATGTGGGGTAAACGTGGGAAATTAGCGCCTTGCTTTGGTAGAACTGGATCAAAACATCCATTATTTGGTAAAAAACATTCTATAGAAACTAGACAAAAAATGTCTTTATCACATGGAAAGGGAGAGAACAGTTTAGCATTTGGAAAAAAGTGGTGGAATAATGGAGAGATTAGAAAATTTTCAAAAGAATGCCCTGGAGAAGGATTTGTATTAGGATATAAACTAATCTAATATTATTGGTACTAAATCCTCTGGGGGTTTTATAGTTTAAAGACATAATACCACTAGGTTTATTATGGATAATGAGTTAAGAGTTCCCGAGGGATGGGGAGTAGCCGAATATGCTGAGCCTGGCAAAGATACCGGTAAGACAAATAAGAATGTAGAGCTTATTGAGCCGGGTCCCCAGTCGGGTGAAGATGACTACCATTCCCAATACGTCGATCCAGAAGGCAAGTTTGGAGCCGCCGATACCCCCCGCGGGTCTTCCGATCACTGCTCATATGGCGGGGAAGAGGCCAACCAAGAAGAGCCAGAGGGCTCCCATCCGTACGACGTAGGTCAGCTCCACCTCGAAGATAAGGAAGTTGTTGTGGAAGATGGCAGACAGAGAGGCTACCACTACTATCTTGTGACCCACCCCGACAAGGAATACTTCTACTCAGTAATTCCCAAACTCCGCGGCAATAAGGAGACTTATAAGAGCCCTCACAAATCAACCCGTAAGGAGGCCCTTGAGGCTGCCTACAAGGTTCTTAATGTGACCCTCCCCGCTTCCATCTCCGATCAGATGCATTATCGTTTCCCTGAAGCGGAAATCTGATATAATAAGATTCTTTTCACCACCCATTCACTCATTAGTATGTCTAGCATCCTAGAACACAACAAAATGCTTTATAAAAAGGAAAGTGGCTGGGACTTTCCTATATTTTATGATTATTATGAAAGAACAGTTGCTTCTGTTTGGCGACATCAAGAAGTTGCCATGGAATCAGATCTTAGAGATTGGTCATTCAACTCCACGCCAGATGAACGGGCTGTGATTGCTGGGATTCTTAAAGGATTTGTTAGTGCTGAGTTAGGTATTGGATGCTACTGGGCTGATGAGGTCTGCCGCATCTTCCCCAAACCAGAGATCCAGGCAATGGCTAAAGCCTTTTCATTCTTCGAGACGATCCATGCCGCAGCATACTCCTACCTCAATGATGTTCTCGGCCTTAAGGAGTACGAGGAGTTCATCAATGATCCCATCGCCTGCTCGAAGATCGATACATTCTTCTCCAAGTACCCAGACAAAGTCTCTCTCGCAGTATTCTCCGGTGCCGGAGAAGGTGTAAGCCTATTCAGTTCATTCGCCGTACTCCTTAGTTTTAATAAAGACGGCCGGTATAAAGGCCTTGCCCAAATCATCTCATGGAGCGCCATTGACGAGCAGACTCACTCCGAAGCTGGATGCCAACTCTTCAAACGCCTTGTAGAAGAGACTGGGCTCTCCGAAGCTGACCGTCAAGCCATCTATGAAGGTTTTCAATTAGTGGTTGACAAGGAGTCTGCTTTCATCGACCATATCTTCAACTCGGCAAATATCTCCTCAATCGACGCAGAGGAGTTGAAAGCTTATATTAAGAACAGAGCAAACGAACGCCTGCTTCTCCTTGGTCTTGACCAGATGTTCAAACTATCAACCGAAGAACTTACAAAGGCTAAATCAGTCTCCTCTTGGTTTGAT